GCAGGAACAGAAGTATTTACAGGAGCAGTATCAGGTAAAGATTTTTATGCAGTATATTTTCCAGTAACATCAGTAGTTAGTGCTATAACAGTAGCAGATGCAACAGGTGAAAGTGCATTACAAACTACATTACCAGCAGGTACTACTTTATTTATGAATATAACTGCAATAACTTTAACATCAGGTATTGGTATAGGTTATTATGAAGGACCTACAACATAAGATATGTTAGGATTAAAATTAGGTAATAGCATTAATAATACTAAAACAGGATATAATATATATTCTGTTGATATGAATGGTACAGATGAATACATTGATTTAACTGAAAGTAAAACACTATACAATGGACAAGCAGGTTCATGTAGTGTATGGTTTACAATAGATACTACAAGTACAAGTTCAACTATTTGGCAAGCTAGAGTAGATAGTAACAACTATGTTAATGTGTTTTATCATAATGGTTCTGAAGAATTAAGAATTGCATATAGATTAGGTGGTTCAACAAAATTAGCATCACAAGCAGTAGATTTTGAGGGTGATGGACAATTTCACCATTTATTAGCAACATGGACACCATCAAAAATAGAATTTTAGTGGTACATTTACAGGTACTTTTGCAAATTCAATGATTGGACAAAACACATTAAATGGTAATTACTTACATGGTAAAGTAGCACATATAGGTTTATTTTCAGCAGTAAAAAGTTTAAGTGATGTATATGTTTCAGGACAAGAACCAATAGATTTAACTAATTTGAATAATTTAGTAGCTTATTACAAGTTTGATGAAGGTAATGGAACAATAGGTTTTGATGGTAGTAGTAGAAATAATAATGCAACATTAGTAAATACACCTACTTGGAGTAGTCAAGTACCAATAGTTTAAAATATGAATTATACAATATTAAATACAGAAGAATTAGATAGTGTAAATTTTGATGAAGTATTAGAAACATCAGCAAACACTATTAGGTATAACAACGCGAATACAGAATTTTTACTTAAATTTGAAGGTGATACACCAAGATTTTTAGAAGGTAAAACATTATATGATTATAATGGTATAATGGAGATACTTAACAGTCCTGATTGGACACAAGAAGATTAATTATGAAAGAAATTATTAATATTGATTTATCAGCACAAACTGCACCACAAGTACAAGAAGTACGTGGTAAAGATTATATAGAATATGGTACTGAAAATTGGAGAAATTTATATCCACAATTTTTAATAGACTTGTACTACAACAGTTCTACTAATGCAGCTATAATAAATGCTACAAGCGAATTAATTGCAGGTGAAGATATAGTAATAGATGATGAAGATGATCGTAATTTAGATGCTATGGTTAAGCTAAAGCAATTCATGGCTAATCCTAATTCTAATGAAACTTTACATGAATTAATTAAAAAGGTATCTTTTGACTTTAAATTACAAGGTGCATTTGCTTTAAATATTATATGGAGTAAAGATAGAACACAAATAGCTGAAATATATCATATACCTGTTGAAAAAATACGTTGTGAAAAACCTGATGCTTTTGGTAAAGTATGTGCATATTATGTAAGTGCAGATTGGAGTAATACAAGAATAAACAAACCTTATAGAGTTCCAGCATTTAATGTAAATGATAGAACATCAGCAAACCAAATACTTTATACAGGACTTTATTCACCTAATATGAATAGTTATTTTACACCTGATTATTTAGCTGGAAATAATTGGAGTTTAATAGATCAAAAAGTATCTGAATATCATCTTAATAATATATCAAATGGGTTTAGTGGTTCTTATTTTATATCTTTTGCGAATGGTGTACCTACACAAGAAGAACGCTTCCAAATAGAGAATAGTTTAAAAGAAAAATTTACAGGTAGTGAAAGTTCAGGTAGATTTGTACTTACATTTAGTGAAGATAGAAATAGAGTACCTGAAATTACACCTATTGCAGTAAGTAATGCAGATAAGCAATATTTAGCTTTACAAGAGTTATTAGTGCAAAACATACTAACTGCACATAGAGTAACATCACCAATGCTAATGGGTATTAAGAATGAAACAGGATTAGGATCAAATGTAGACGAACTTAACAGTGCCGCAAATTATTTTTTAAATACAGTATGTAAACCCTACCAAAATAAAATAATTAAGGTACTAAGAAAACTGTTTAGAGTTAATAATATGGATATGCCTATTAGCTTTGTACAACTTAAACCAATAACAGTACAATTTACATCAGAAGATTTGAAGGGGGTTCTCACGGAAGGTGAGTTAAGAGAGGAAATGGGGTTGCCACCATTAAATGAAGAAGTAAATGTTAGAGAAGATTTTGCTAAAGTAGCTAATATTGATGGTTTACCTGTATATGATACAGTAGAAGAAGCAGAAGCAAAAGCTGAAAAAATGGGTTGTAAAGGGCATCATGAACACGAACTAAATGGTAAAACAGTTTATATGCCATGTGAAGATCATGAACAAATAACTAATTTAGATTGTAATTGTAAAGAAGAATTTATTACACCTAATCCATGTCAACCAGGATATGAAGCAATAGGTACAAAAATTAAAGATGGTAGAGAAGTACCTAATTGTGTACCTATAAAAGCAGAAAAAGAAAATTTAGAATTAACAAAATTTATAGAAGAATTTGGTGAAGATATACCTGAAGATTGTGAACTAATACATGAAGAAAAAGTAGGTGATGAACACGCTGAGTTTGATTTTGAAAATATGCTAAATGATTTAGTAGATGAAAAAATACAATTAGCAAGTACAGGTAAAGCATTACCAAGTAGAAAATCAGAACAAGATGGTATATCTAAAAAAACATACGATTATTATAGAGTACGTTATGTATATGCAGAAGATGAATTTTTAACTAGAAAGTCAGGTAAAAAAAGAGATTTTTGCAGACAAATGATGGGTGCAAAAAAAGTGTATCGTAAAGAAGATATTATTAGAATGTCTAAAATGCCTGTAAATAAAGGTTGGGGTAAAGGTGGTGCAGATACTTATTCTATATGGCTTTATAAAGGTGGTGGTAATTGCCATCATTTTTGGCTAAGACAAATATACAAAACTACATTAGGTGTATCTAAAACAACTAAAATAGAAGATGCAGATATAATAGGTTATACAAAAGCAAGAAGTGAAGGTTTTACTGCAAAGAAGAATAATGTAAAAGTAGCAAAGCCACCAAAAAGAATGAAAAATAAAGGTTTTATTAAAAAGAGATAATTATGGCATACGTTTTATTTATATCAGAAAATAAGCTAAAAGAAAGTACTGCAATTAATATGAATGTAGATATTGATTTACTTTTACCTTATGTAAGACAAGCGCAAAAGTTATATGTAGAACCAAAACTTGGAACAGATCTATATAAGAAATTAGAAGCAGATATTACTGCTGGTACATTAACAGGAGTATATAAAACACTTGTAG